ATAAAGTAAAATCAGACATTCCTAAAGTTGCTGCGGTTGATCCAATAGATAAAGATAGAATTTTAGATCCTGATTGAAATGACTTCTTTTAATAAAAAGTTCTCTATACCTCATTGGGATAATTACAAAGACGATCATATTTTCTATCGGCTTTTTAAAAACTCGACCCAAGAATATAAGAATGAAGTTCGAGACATCTATTTTGGGGGAGAGTTTCACTATGAGTATGGAGGTCAGCAAAAAACTTATGGAGATGTGATGGGGGTTAGCCCATCCCCTGTTCAGTTAGATAACCTATTCAAAATCCAAGATGAGTTTGGCACAGAAATTTCACTTACTCTTAATACTTTAGATATGGGTAAAGAACTGGCATCTGATGCCGGTATTATTAATCAAATGCTAAAGTTTATAAGAGGGTATTACGCCAGGGGTTTAAGAGTTTGCACAATTAGTTCCACTCATTTAATGAGAACAGGCGCATTGCAAGAAGCTTTTCCAGAAATGAATTGGAAAAATACAGTCAATCATTTAGTAAAATCAACTCAGGAAGTCTACGATTACGCGGCGCTAGGTTATACAACAATCTTGCTGGATCGTTCTCTTAATCGAGACATTGATTTACTAAAGGAAGTTCGCAAGGAAACTAAGAAATTAAACATTGAGACATCTCTCTTGGCATCTGAATCCTGTATGCCTAGTTGCCCGTTCAAGCAAGAACATGATCTATGGCAGGCTCCGCTACAACAATCAGAATCCAATTATTGGAAAACGTTTCCAACAACTTGCACACGTTGGAGAACGCCATATGCGGAACAGCTGCCTCGATTAGGCGTAAATATTTCAATGGCAACCAAAGCAATTGTCGATGACTTCTCTGAGAATGTAGATGTTTTCAAGTTCAGCGGTAGGCTTGGAGAATCATTCAAAATTGATACTGCTGGGCGTATGTGTTGGACAGGTATTGAAAGAGGAAGAAGAAAGATAGATTTGGAAAGCGGTCAGTTAACTGATGCCTTTGAATATGCTGATTCATTTCAAGAGATATATGACAAAGGTCTTGCCCCATATCTAGTAGACAGGTGGGCTCCACAAGGATGGACAAATTTAGAACAGACCCAACAGCACAGTGCTGAAGATATTACATCGATCTGGAATACAAAGAAGGGACAAGGTTTAAGCAAGATACTTTCAAAATGTAAAAACAGATGCTGGGATTGTCACGCATGTGAGAAAGTATTCGGCGTTGAACCATTTGATTCAACACTTTCGTTGGATAGCAATAATGAAATGGTTCAAATATCTTCAAGAAATGAATTAGTGCACACCTTGCTGCACATTGAAAGACAAGCTCGTATACCAGTCAATCACTCAGGAGCGACAGATGTCCACCCTCAAAGTTGATACTATTACCAGCACCGCTGGAGGAGAACCTAATCTTAGTGCCGGATTCAAGGTTGATGGTGTAACTTACCAAACAACTATTACATATACTGTTACTGCTAATGGTGTGGCAGGGTTCAGATTTGCAGGCCCGGGGGTTGATCCTACAGAAGATGATCCAGATTTGATCCTCTATAGAGGTATTAAATATGTATTTATCAATGAGGCTGGTGCGCCACATCCGATTGAGTTCCGAGTTGCTGCAGGAGGAGCAGCTTTTACAGATGGTGTGAGTGGTGCAACAACTGGAACACAAACATTTATACCAGAGTACGATAGTAACACTGTAACCTTGGTTTACCAGTGTACTCTCCATGCTGGAATGCTTGGGAACGTCGAGATTGGAGGCGTTGTAGCAGACAACTCAATCACTTTGGCGAAACTGGCTGGTCTTGTCAGAGGGTCGATAATTTATGGAGATTCAAGCGGTGATCCAGCAGCCTTGGCGGTAGGTGCAGCCAACAGAATTTTAACGAGTGATGGAACTGATTGTATGTGGGCAGCGCCCGGTGCTGCAGGCGCTCCTTCATGGTACACAAATCTAGCTCTTTTTGTCAGTGGTGAAGATTACTTTAACGGGACTCTAAGTGCTGTTCCAAATTACACTGCTCCTACTTATACAATTCCTGCAACTGAGTTATTTGTAGTCGTGATGGGTGCTGGTGGTAACTCCAACAATACTACACAAGGGGGTACTTGTTCTTTCGGTACACACATTTCAGCAACAGGTGGTTATAGTTCTACTTCACAAGGTACCAGTTCAGCCCACGGTGCTATTGGAGGGTTGGGAGCCGACGGTGATATTAACATTCGGGGAGCGATGGGTGGCAACGCAGCCTCAAGCATTGCAACCCCCACCAACCAAGCACCAATGTGGGGCGGAGTAACATACGCTTACGGTGGCGCTGGGGGGAGTACCCACTACGGTTGGGGTGCAGCCGGAGGGTACACACAAAAACGAATTACAGGATTGACCATTGGAGCAACTGTAACACTCACTTTGCCTAGTGCCACATGGGATGGAGGGTATGACAACACCTATAAAAGTCACCAAGGTGGCCAAGGTGTTATTCTTGTTATGTATTAAGGATTGAATTATGAAAGCACTTATCCAAGAAGGTTTGGTTTGTCAGCTTGAGGAGGAAGCGTTCCCTGTCTCACCTTCTCTCATATGGGTCGAGTGTGGGGCGGAAGTAGAAACAGGATGGGTTTATGACTACGACAACCCAGGATTTTCTCCACCGCCACCTATGACATTAGATGAGGTACGAGGTCATCGAAATTTTACGATTCTTGAATCAGATTGGACACAACTACCAGATTCTGCATTAAGTGCAGAGAAGAAGGCAGAATGGGCTGTCTACCGCCAGACTTTACGCGATCTTCCTGCATCCTATCCTGATGTCACTTGGCCGACAGTACCAGAGTAATGGCTTATACAAAAAAGCCGAAAAAGAAACCTCGCTCGAGAGCGACAACAACACGAAAGAAACGTGGCAAAAGAAAGTCAATGGATAAGCGGCGCTATTAAGCGTCCAGGTGCCTTTAGAGCGAAGGCAAAGGCGGCGGGTATGTCTACTATAGCCTATGCCCGTAAGGTGCTTAAAACGGGCTCTACGGCGTCAGAAAGGACTAAGAAGCAAGCTAGGTTAGCTTTAACACTAGCAAAGCTAGGAAAAGCGAAATCCTGATGGCTCCGAATGACACATCGAACATTGAAGCACAACACTTGCCAGCACATGTAGCTGCTTGTACTCAAAGGTATCAGAACTTATGGCACGCAATAGAGAGAACCAACAAACAAGTAAGACGCCTGTGGTGGCTTGGCCTAGCAATACTGGTGGGAGCTTTCGGAGGCGGATGGCAAGGGATTCTATTAACACTTCAAACGATCGTATAGGAGAAGATGATGGACAAGATGTTAGCGAGACTGAGCGAGCCCTCAACGTATGCTGGTGCGGCAGCGATGCTGGCAAGTCTGGGTATTATGGGGTTCAACGAAGGCCAGTGGACAATGTTATTCGGCGCGGCTGCTGCGGTCGCCGCCGCCGTAGCAATGGTAATAAGGGAGAAGGGTAAACCTGAATGAGTTGGGTTTTCCTTCTTAAAGCCGCATTAAAGTTTGGCTCCCTTATTGCTAGGATTGTACAGCAAAAGCAACTCATGGATGCAGGGGAAGCTAAAGCTGTAAGTAAGGGGTTACAGGATGCGACTGAAAAGATGGATAAAGCCAATCAAGCTATCCGTGATGTTAGGAGGGATAGTCGTGTTCGCCTCCTGCTCCGCCGTAAATACCGCGCCGCCAAAGATTAACTACATTCCTTGTAGCGTTCTCCCCGGTCCTTTTTTATATGAAGAAGAGGTTGACGAGCATTTTCCTGTTCGTATGAGTGAAACTATGCTCGCATGGGCAGACGAGTACAATGCAGTATGGGAGGTACTTTGTGACATCGAAGCGACTCGATGATGATGTATTAGCAGAAACGCTCGCTGCTTCCCGTAATTACAATACGATAAAGGAAGCATCAGAAGCATTGGGTCTGGCAAGATCCACTTACGAACATCGTCTTAAAATAGCTATGGCAAGAGTAGATTCTCTTGACGAACATAATAGAGATAACATTGTTTTCCCAGAATTTCCTGATGATGATATCAAAACAGATGAGATTATTAATCATTTATCGAATAGATTCGAGAAACGATTACAGCACGAACAAGCAAAGCATTGGTTTCCTATCAAATTTTCAAGTGACAAGCCTATTGGTCTTGCTGTTGTAGGCGATCCTCACCTTGGCCCACATTGCAACTTCCCGCTTTTGAGAAGGGACGTTGATATTATGGCTACTACAGATGGGATGTTAGCCGTCAATATTGGTGATTCAGCAGACAATTGGTCAAATAGATTAATAGCTCTCTGGGCAGAGAGTGATATCTCACGAGAAACTGAACGGAAACTTGCTAAGTGGTTCCTGCAAGATGCTGGAATTAAATGGGGATTCTGGTTGATGGGAAATCATGATTCCATGAACACAGAATTTTCAACTTATTTAGAGACTGTCAATGCACAGAAGGTTCCTATGGTGGACTGGCGTGCGCGAGTTAGACTTGTATTTCCATCTGGTGAGTTGCGCTTGGATGCTGCTCACAACCATAAAGGAACCAGTATCTATAATCGATTACATGGACAGAAACGAGCTGCGCTATGGGACGAGGACGCGGATATCTATGTGGCAGGACACCATCATACCTGGGCCGTAGCCATAGAGGAGCTTGATAGTGGCCGTATTGTTACAATGGCTCGTTGCCGTGGATATAAATGGCTAGACAAATTTGCTACTACCCACGGTTTTGCTACTCAAAAACACGGAGCCACAATTTTGTTTGTTATTGATCCACGCCAAGAGAACCCGGTGTCTCGAGTAATGACGTTTGCTGATTTAAAGCAGGGATCGGAATATTTGAAATGGATAAGAGACTCGTACGAATCGAATGGATAGACGCAATCTCGCATGATGGTGGTGCGTGGCTATCTGCCGAGTCTGATACACTCTTACCTAGTAATTGCATGAGCGTTGGATGGGTCTTAACGGATACTACAGAACACATACATATTGCTGCACATTTCTCTAATGACGGGAAAGACATGGGAGGAGACATTTGCATTCCGAAGGGATGTATTAAGAAGGTTGAAGAATTAAATGGATTTGGTTAGTCAATATTGGGAAGTTCTAGTTGCCTTGTTTCTAGGTGTTGTCACTGCTGTTAAACTGAAACAGGAAACACAGGAACTGCGTAAGGATGTTGACGATATCAACAGGCGTGATACGTACACTGAAGTAGTTAAACTCAGGGCTGAGATGGATACAGTAACGAGAAACATTGCTTCTCTGTGGGATCAGATCAATCGATTAAATGATAAGAAATGATTCATTGCTACAAGTACCGCAAATATAAATCTGATCGTCGTCCACGATATAACCCTGAGCATTACAATCGGGACATTCTACTATTTTTTTTTACGAGGACGCATCCTTCGAGAGTCAGTTGATAAATTTTCCAGGTGAGAGCCTTGTTGAATTTTCTCAAGAATAGTGCACAAGTTTTCCATTAAAATTTTACACTCAGCATAATCTACAGGTTCCTTTTCCAGTTTACTCATGAAAAGCTGTATCAGCTGAATAGCAATACTTGCTTGTGTACTAATTTCTTCACGACTTATTGAGTCAGAGCTCATCATTACCCTCCTCTAATGTATTGCCAACCAAAGATAACTCTTCTCTGATTTCTTTTTGTTCTTTATCGTGTGGGCAGCCAGCAACCAAACACGGATAAGTGTCTGGATGCGGCTTCCCATTAACAAGAGATATGTAACAGACTTCACAAATATGTTCTTTCCTATCTTTGTGATACTTACGAATTGCAATAGATATAAGATATCTCCTGATTAGAACGGAATTTTATCATCAATTGCAAATGGATCTCCAGTAGGAACATTCTTGGCGGCGGCGGGCTCCTCCGACTTACTTGAAAGTAATTCAAGTTTAGAAGTGAATCCAGACATAACTACTTCCGTAGTATATCGATCCATACCATCCTTATCAGTCCACTTGCGAGTCTGCACTTGGCCTTCGATAAGAACATGTGTTCCAGTTTTAACAAACCGCTCGATAACGCCGACAAGACCTTCGGACCAACATACGCAACGATGCCATTCGGTACGTTCCTTCTGTTCTCCGGTGGACTTGTCTTTCCACTTTTCGGTAGTAGCTACACTAAAGTTAGCTACCTTTGCTCCTTTGTCCGTTGTTCGGATTTCAGGATCACGACCAACGTAACCTGTGATTGTTATTCTATTCACAAGAACTTTCCTTCCGTTTGACCACATACTCTTCAGCATGATCGGTTAATGGAGTTGAAAGCATGGTTAAATTAATAACGCCACACTTACTAAATTGATGACTCCCTTCTGCAATCCAATGAAAGAAGTCCATCATTGATGATTGTGTTTTGAACTCAAATGACAAACGATGAACTTTTGGTTTTGCCGGAGTAGGGCGAAGGATTTCAACGATGTCACTTTTTGTTAACATCATTAGCTCCATTTAGTTCTTTAGCACGTTTCTCGAATGCAGAAATAAGTGAAACAGGAGGTGGATTACTTTCTCGTAATGCTTTTGTTTCACCCCAAATAGGATCTAAGGTAGCACGATTGTTAGCTGCTTTAATCCTAGTGATAAAGTGCTCGGTAATTTCTTGAGTCTCTGCTTTCTGGTTCTTTATCTTTTCTTGGGTTAGTCCTTCAACATACTTGTTGTCGTCCCACATGCCAAGATAGATATCACCAGAAAAACCGAAGTAACTCAAGGACTTACCAAGGGCATCAGTCATTGCTTTCTTCGGCGCTTCATCGTCAAAGACAATACCGCGTCTGTCTTTCTTTAATAGAAATGCAGAACCGTACTGTTTAATACCGTCATGACATTCTTCGCCATCACGCCACCAAACAGATAGTAAGACAACGAATATCATAGCACATGTTCCTTTGTCATCGAGCGGTTCTCCTCGAATAGTCTCTGCGCTATGTAATGTAGTACCCCAACCTTGACCGGCTGGTCCCCATAGTTCAGTTGCACGACGACAATTATACATAGTTTGAACAGTCGTGAACTTACCACCAAACTGTTTCAGTGGTTTAGTAAACTCTGGGTCAGTAGTTTGAACCTGATCCCATAATCGCATGTGATCCGGATTAGTCGTTTTCTTCTGAGCCATAGGCTGCCTCCTTTAACTCAATAGATTTTGCACCACGACGATTTACTTTTATCATAAGCAGTTCGCCATGAATTTCATAAGCATCATCAGGGACGAGTCCCTTCAGCTTATCTTTATACTCTTTATGTCTCTCTTCTGACTGGAGAGTATAAACATAGTTACGTTCTATTTCCTTCCATTCATCATACCAATTGGTACTTTTGATATCAGCTAATGTATATTGCTTACGTTCATTTGCTAATAATACAGGGACACGCTCATCTACATTCCACTCTGCTGGAGCGGACCCATTATTCACAGCGTGATACATTTGAGATAATCGATACATCATAAGAATGTTCTCATCCTTATAATCCTTTAAGGCAATGTTATGCACTTGCCATTTTCGATTACCATAAAAGACACTTAATTCACACGTTGGGACTTCAGCGATTGTCATATATAGAAGGCATTGCCAGAGATTACGTTTAACGATTGCCTCTGGTGGATTCCAGTTAGTTATTTCACCAGTATGTTTTGCTTCCCATATACTGATGATTTTACGATCTTCTTTCTCTGACCATTTGGTAACGACACCATCAAAGTGTCCAACAATGTAATGAATATCGGGATGTCGTACTCCTATTTGGTTTCGTCTGTTTTCAGTCAGCCGTTCTTTTGGGAAAAATTCTGTCAAAGAACCATAGGTTTCATCAATCCGATCTTGAGCAGTACGTTCATCATTAGTAACAAGATGAACATTTTTCGCTAGATTGGCATGTTCTCTATACCACCTGGCATTCAATACTTCTGTATGAATACCCATTTGTACAGGTAAGACATTAGCTAAATTTTTAGGCTCTGTTTTGCCCATCTTTTCTTCAAAGACGCCCAAAGCATCACCATTCATCATCCGGTTCACATCAGAACCGCCAAATATTAAATCTGGCATGAAAGCCTCCTAGTGTGATGTTTTTAAATCGATAACATTCCACGAAGCCTGTAAGGGTACGCTTAAATTATCGGAAGTGATAACAACTCCTCGTTCTTTTAACTCCTTTCGGATTGCATGTTTTAAGATCCCTAGTGTTGCTGTTTTTTCTTCAACACGGGATATCCAGTCTTTGGGGATCGGTCTGGTTTTGGGTAGCTCTTTACAGATCTGGACTGTGAGGTCTTTGATGAAGCATTTCGGGATACTTTCCAAGAGTGTGTAGAAGATTTGAATAGCAGCTTGAGTTGGTGCACGAGCCCCCATAACCTCAAACACAGTTCTAACGCTTTCAACAATTTCATCAGGTGTCACCTTATCCTCTAAAGTTGAATCGATTAACGGAATCATTTGGAGAAGATAATCCGTTGATAGGTTCAGAGTATTAAGGAGTTTCACGCTTTGTTTGTCGTAGTGTTTCGGCTGCAGAAGCAAACGGATCTCCTCCGGAACTACTTTCGGCATTGGTATTCTCCTTATAATCTTTCTGTGCTCGACTACACCATCGCTTCCATACTTCGCGCCAGTTCGTCCGAAGTTTATCTCTGTAATAATCTTGGAATAACAATATCTGCTGTTCTATATCAACAATAGGATATGCTTTTCGCATAAGGGTAATGTCCTCATCAATAGGACAATCACTTGGTAGAGAAGTATCACTACTCCACCCACGTTCTGTAGGAGGACTGATTGATCGCTCTAAATCTGATGTAGCTTCGATCTCTATTTTATAGCTATCTTCATCAGTTAAATATAAACACCCCCGTAATGTTATTGTACGGGTGTTATGTTTTTTTGCTTCTTCTAGATCTACGCCTTTTAAATCCAAGGTGAAATTCATTTCCCACTAACCTCGATATTCGTAATGGTTTACCATAAATGGCTTCAAACAGCTTTTTCTTTATTCTAAAGACTGCTGTTATATGTCCCTTAAAATCTTCAACGATTTCGACTCCATCTTCGATATAAACATAGTCAGCTACATACGCAGTGATTAACTGCTTATTTATTTCCAATGGGTATGATACCTGCCGTTTTAATTTTTTAATCAAACCTTTTCTTTGAGAGGCTTTAAGGTATACCCATCGCTTTGCTTCGCCTTTACTATCAAAGGTAATACCATCAATAGTTGTCCGTATCGCTTTGTATTTACTCATTTTTTTTTGCCACGATTTCTATTTCTGCATCGAGTGCTTCTACGAAACACCAATACATAAAGACTGAAGGGGTCCGAACGCCACATTCACATTTAGAAACATAGCCATCGGCACAGCCAACTATGCGGTCAAGTTCTGTTTGTGAGATGCCTAATTGTTTGCGGCGGATTGCCACCGCCGTCATTAGTGATTTGTAACCACGTTCTTTGTGTATGGTTCTAGTCAAAAAAGCATCTGCCTAGCTGCATTTCCTAAAAGATTAGTAACAGCTAGGCAGAAGTAAGTAAATTATTCTACTGGAATCTCATCATCCAGTTCCTGTGCAATAGTTCCTTGCTTTTTAGTAAACTCTTGCTCTTCAGGACACCAAGTAATACCAAGTTGTTTACATGATTCGGCAGTCGCCTTGACAGCTTCCTTCTTTGTTTTAAAGGACATTGCTTTCATTTTATTTTTTTCACGAAAACTTTGAATTACATGTAGTGGCATTAACCGGAAGATTTGTTCAGTTGGAAATAAATCTTTTCCAAGTTTCAGACGATAGTACTTTGCCAGAACATCTACTCCACCAAAGTATGCGCCTTCATCGAAAACCGCGTTGATGAGATATTCTTTTGCCATTTGCTTTAGCTCTTTAGATGGCTTTTTCATAAGAGCTATGAAATTACTATCTTCCATATATTTGGAAGGTTCTAATGCAAGTTCCTTACGATCCTCTACTTTCTCCCAAGTAAGAGGTTCCCTGCCTAGACGTATGCTAGAAAGAGTACAGATAATAGCAGCATGAAGGACACTATCATTTTTATCTGCAAGCAATGCTTCACGGACTAAATCCGTTCGATGTGCTGCAAAAACCATATTACCTGTTGGTCCCCATTTAAACTCCTTGATAACCTCATCAGAGTTTTGGGGGACAGCGCCATTTGCAGGTTTAACCTTTAAAGTAACAAAGGGCATCCAAGAAATAGAATCTAATCGATCTATATTTACTAGAACACCAAATTCCGCGTCAGGATGTGAAGCGGAATATTCCTTGCCTAATTTGTTCTTCCAAAGATTTATTACTTCAGATGGATGATGATACTTTTGGTAAGAAGCCAAGATGTATTTACTTGTATTCCACTGATCGAGATATGAGGCTTCATTCTGATTAGTGATAATATGACAGAAAGACCATCCTTTCTGACTAGCAATTTTCTCAACCCAATAGGTAACAGCTACTTTTTGTAAAGTTGCTGCTTGTTCCTGATCACCAAAAACTTCAACTGATTTTGGTGCCCATAAGTCAGAGATTAATGTTCCATCGTAATCATTCAAATCAAACAAAGCATTTACGGTAGTCAGCTTTGTTAGATCATCAACGAAATGGAAAATATTGGAAGAATACTTCCAGTTTATTTCCTTGGAAGCTATCAGTTCCTGTTGCTGATTTAACGATAGTTTCGTTAATGCAGCGGCTATAACATAATCGAGATCATGTTTCTCGATCATCTTTTTGACGCTCGGTAACAGATTTGCCAATGCTCGTCTTTGTTTTACAAAAGTAACAGTCTTTCCAAAAAGTTTGGCAATTTGAGAATCAGATGACTCCGGACAATTTGAAAACGCTTCAGCATATTCAAGGTCACTTAAATTTTTCCTGGCACTATTTTCAATCAAAGCAATAATGCCGGAAGATTCTTGTTCCCAATCAACAACTCGACAAGGTACTTCTTTAAGATTTAGCTTTTGAGCTGCTGATAATCGTCTATGGCCGGCGACTACAATGTAGCCTTTGCCATTTGGTTTTACTGTTAAGGGATTGATAATACCCACTGTACGAACAGAGTTTATCAGGGCTTTATCTACACCCAAAGAATAACGGGCATTCTCACCTTCCACTAAATCAGTGACTGGTATGAGTTTGTCCGTAAAAATAGGAATTGTTTCTGACATTTGACTTCCTTTCAAAATGTCATCAGGGCTTTCTCGAATGAGAAGAAAAATGCCGGATATGCCCTGTAGTCTACTGACATATCCGACTTCAAGCGGCCGGCGTTCAAACGGTACCGCTTGTGGGGAGCCAACGGGAAGGAGTTTTTCCCTGACTACAGCCCCATTTTCTAGTTCATCAAATTGGAGGGAGGATGAACTAGATGTTATTCCGCTGCAGCAAGTGCTGCTTCAGCGAGTTTCTTGGCTTCCGCTTCTTTTCTATGCTCTTCGTCACGTTGAGCAACCATCTTATGATATTGCTCACTTTCCTTTTTAACAAAACTAGCTTTGTCAGGACTCCAGAATTGCATAGAGGCGTCGTTATACTTAGCCAAAACGAGCTGTTTTTCAATGGGATCAGTATATTTAGAATCCCCATACCGTTTTGTCTCGTAATAAGTGATTTCTTCAACAACAGCCAGTTCATCTTCTTTCTGACCACCCATATCTAGTGTCATGTACTCAACACCAGACGGTAACTTGACTAACAATTTAGCCATCCTTTGCTCCCTTCTTGAGCTTTGTTGCAATGCACCAAAGGATTAATGCTCCAGTGCTTAAAATAATACAGGGTATAAATGCAGCAGCAAAAATCCCTGCGGCAATAATGACTATTGGCCAAGCAAAGGCGATTATGGCTAACATAATACATAGCCACATCAGGGCTTTCCCTAATTTAACCCCGGCTCCTTTTACTCGTTGTTTCAACACTCGATCTCGCTTCATTAAATAACTCCCGAACTGATCTCGATGTCGCTCAAAATAATGACCAATAAACATAATCACTACTACCATAAATAAAAATTCCATTAAGAGGAGCGTGACTGCCGCCGCCGCTTGGCATACCAGTTACGGAATGTCGAAGCGACGACAACAGCCAGTTTTGCTACTCCTAAAAGAAGATGTACAGTTCTTAGCTTCAAAACGGTATATCTTCGCCGGACTTGGTTTCAGTAACAGCCGGGATTGCTGCAACAGATTCTGTTCCGTAGGGGGTAGCATGTTCGGGACGCGCACCCAGTACTTCCACGTAAGATCGTGGACCAGACATGACAATTTCAGTCGAGTACTTGGTCACGCCTTCGTGCTCATACTTACGAGTGCGAATTTCACCCTGCAAGCAAACATGAGAACCCTTAACCAAGAGTCCTTTCTCAAGGGTTTCGATCAGACCAACATGCCAGACAACAATCTTGTGCCAGTCGGTACGCTCGACGACTTCTCCGGTAACTTTGTCTGTGTACCGGTAGTTAGTAGCAACAGAGAAGTTCGCTACTTTACGGTTGTCACCAACAGTCCGGATCTCCGGAGCTGCACCTAAATGACCAATAATAGTTGCTTGATTCAACATTGTTTTGAGCCTCCTTAGCTCTCTCTATTACATTGAACAATTATTTTTTGTCCCTTCTAATCCTTCTCCTTTCTTTAAATGTTTGAATTATCAGGGCTTTCTCGAATGCGGCCCGGCCGCTTGCACAAGCGAAGCGAGTGCTTCTGATATTCATGTGCGAGCGAAGCGAGCCCCTTCTTTCGAAGTGAAAAAAAAGGTAGACGATGGGACTGCTCAATATTTGCGATCCCACCGTCTTTTCGGTGTTTATTTAATGGGAAATTGTCTCTTCGTAACTTCCCATAGTTTGACTTGGTTCTGTTCAGCAATCTGTTTCCAATGTTGCACGATGCCGGACCCTCCACCTATGATTATTATAGCATGAGGTATCGCATCTATTAACTGCTGGCGATTGCGATTGAAAGGTGCCGACTTGTCCCAGGTAGATAGTTTCTTACCTGTCGTCGGGTCGATTCTCTGTTCTCCAGTTTCCGGATCTACAATAGCTTTACGTTTAAAATCCGGTTGTGCTGTAAAGAACTGAACTTTGTTAGCAGTACACCATCCTCTGACCATTGACTCCACGCCTTTGTCTTGCGTTCCAGTATAAATTGTCAAGGTAGGATACTTCTCTTTGATCCGATCCATAGTCTCTTTTACAAGCGCCATGTCCGTAGACTGGGCATCACCATAGACGATAAGACGCTTTGTCTCCGATGCTGCCGCATGTGTGTGTTCATAACCTGCTAGGATGCGGTTAGACGTTGCTATATACGCTACTCGGTCATCGGGTGTTGACTTCGGAGTTCTGGCTTTTGGAGCCCACTCAGCACCTGTTATATCTTTATGGCACTTTTTCAGACCTTCAAGGAGATTGGTATAGAACTCTACGTGAGTACATGCAGTGGTTAGCTTATCCTCGGCATTCTTCGTGCCGTCGTATTCCTCCGCAACGCTCTTATTCATACCGCTCTGATGAGGCAGACTCCCTAGCTCATCTTTTAGCTGATCGGATGCCAATGTCTGCTGATAATTCATAGTGTCGAGACGCCAATGAATCACGTTGCACTGAGCTGCGAGCCAATCCTGAACGGTTGCCATTTGACCCGAAAGTTGTAGAAGTGCGTTCGCTAGGACATACACGCCGTTGATATAAACTGTTAAGGGATGACTTTCATCTCCTTCGGATATTACAGTCTCAGTCCGGACTTCTTCCACATTACTGAAGTAAGTGTGTAGTTCAGACATGAATGCTCTGGCCTCGAGCGCCGTTCCCATCCTCAGGTCAGCACTACAACGGTCCTTAACTGCCAAAGGTAGCAATGCGTTGCCTAAGTGCGTGATAGTTTCTAGGTAGTCACCAATACTTGAGGTGTGCTCTGCAGCCCACTCAGCAGGTGTTTGTTCAGTTACTTCTACTGGCTTTCCAGCAACATGATTTTCAAAAGTAGTCATGGAAGATAACTCCTTGTTTCAGTGGAATTTATAACGAATTAATCGCTTCAAACTTCAAACGCCAGTGACATCACGACAGCGCAAGTCCCAAATGAGAGGACTTCCAGTGTTAGCTTTACGTGTCATCGCAATACGAACCATGTGGCCTGTACCGCGTCCGCCGGGGAATGCTATTAGATAGTCTGGGTTCCAGTCGAGCATCAATTGATTACGAACGATACCAGCTTTCTTGCCGTAAAGATCCCAGTCTGCTCGGGCCTCCGCTACAT